TAACAGATGAAGAAAAAATAAAAGAAATAAAAAATAATAGTAAAATATTTGTGAATGAATTAAAAAGTGAAAACTATTTTTGTAATTTTGAGCAATGATACTTTTTAAATTAGCAACACGTTCAAGGCCTGAGAAAGCACGAAAAGCAATTGATAATATCATTATGAATTGTGCAAGTCAAAATTATAAAATTTTGGTATCTATTGACAAAGACGATATTACTATGCAAGGATTCGACCACGAACATCCGAATGTTTTTATGGTTGATGGTTACTCAAAAAATAAGATAGATGCTATTAATCGAGACATGGATTTGATTGAAGATTGGAAAATCTTAATTAATACAAGTGATGACATGGTATTTATTGAAAAGGGATTTGATAGAATAATTAAACAAGACTTCAAAAGAAATTACGACCAGGTATTGCACTATTCCGATGGCAACCAACATTCTAACATTATGACAATGAGTATAATGGGGATTGATTACTACAAGCGATTTAATTACATTTACCATCCTGACTATAAATCTTTGTGGTGTGATGCTGAAGCTACCGAAGTAGCGTGGATGCTTGGAAAATATGAGTACATGGGAGACTATAAGATTTTATTTAGGCACATGCATCCTGCTTGGGGACTAAGTGAATATGATGAACAATACCGAAAAACTGAAAGCCAGGAACTTTGGGATAATGATTATCGAGTATTTAAACAGCGAAGAGCAAATAATTATGGTTTACCTAAGCATTTATTAATCAATCCACCTAAGTATTACAATGTATAGTCAGAATAACGAAGAGCAAGTAATATTAAGCTATTTTGGTAATAAGATAGGTAATTTGTTAGATATTGGCGCAAATGATGGAATAACTTTATCTAATAGCAGAAAATTAATAGAGTTAGGTTGGAGTGCTGAATTAATTGAACCGGCTGAAATACCTTACAATAAACTTGTAGAATTATATAAAGACAATAAAAAAGTTAAATTACATAATATAGCAATTTCAGATTTTAAAGGTGAAATGACTTTTTACAATTCAGGCGAACATTTAGGTAATGGCGATAGTGATTTACTTTCAACACTTTCAATAACTGATAAACAAAAATGGGAAAGTAAAACCGAATACAAAGAAACAAAAGTAAAGTCATTAAAATGGATTGATTTTAACTATTGGCAAATTTATGACTTTATAAATATAGATGCTGAAGGTTATGATTTATCAATATTAAAACAAATGGATTTAATTGAGTTAGGTTGCAGTTGCTTATGTATTGAACACAATGGACATCAGTATAATGATATAATTAGGGAGTTAAAAAAATACAATATGAAAACACTTTTAGTAAATAACGAAAATATAATAGCAGTAATATAATGGATATATTTGATTACATTAAAAAGATTATAAAAGACAGATCAGAAGTTTTAATTTTTGAATTTGGAATGTGTGATGCTTACCATTCTAATTTAATTTTAAATTTAATTGAAGAACAAAACATTAAATATAACTATTATGGATTTGAGCCAGTAAGGTCTTTATTTAAACAAGTTAGTGAAAATAATAAAAGACAAAATTTTTATTGCATTAATAAAGCTATTGGAGACAAAGATGGCTTAGTTAAGTTTTATGAAAGTGGCGGACAAAAAATAGTTGACGGCAATACAACCGAACATTATTATGGTTCATCTTCAATAAATAAACCAAAAGATGTATTGAAGTATTGGCAAGAAATGACTTTTGAAGAAAAAGAAATTGAATCAATTAAATTCGATACATTCATAAAAGAAAATAACCTACAAAATAAAATAATTGATTTTGTTTGGGCAGACATACAAGGCGCAGAAGTTAAACTAATTAAAGGCGGAAAAAACACTTTTAAAAATGTAAGATACTTTTATACTGAATACTCACTTGGAAACTTATATCAGGGTGATGCTGGTTTAAAAGGTATTTTAAAAGCATTACCTAACTTTGAAATTGAATTTGATTATCAAGGGGATGTACTTTTAAGAAACAAAGATTTATGATATTATCAATACTTATTCCAACTGTACCTCAAAGAGCTAAATTATTTTTAGAATTACATACAGAAATCAATAAGCAATTAGAAATGTGTAATGCTTTTGGATTGGTTGAGGTAATTTCAGATGATGCACCTGTAGGAACTAAAACAACAGGGCAAAAAAGAAACGATTTAATAAGATCAGCACAAGGGTATTACGTTTGGTTTATTGATGATGATGATATGATAATGCCGAATGCAATACAGAATGTTTTAACAGCATTAGAACAGAAACCTGATGCACTTGGAATAAACGGAATAATGACTACCGATGGTAATAATCAAAAAGAATGGTATATTAGTAAGGACTTAGAATATACAGCAGACTATTCAAAAGGTTATGAAGTTTATTTAAGACCTACAAACCACATCACACCAACAAAAAGAGAAATAGCAAAGTTAATACAATTTGAAAACAAAAGTAATTTTGAGGATTACGCTTATTGTATGGAATTAAAAAACTTAGGATTAATTAAAACAGAAGTTAAAATTGACGAACCTGTTTATCATTATAGATATATTTCAACAAATAAACTTTATTAATGAGAATTGCTTTTTGCACCTATGCAAGTAAATGTTATAAGTATTCCTATGCGGATGCTGATAGATATTTTAATTATGCTGAAAGGTTAAAAGAATCATTGAAAGGAGTTGATTTTTATTTATTTACAAAAGAAAACTTACAGCACCCACCACATAGCGAAGTACCTTATTCATTTAAACCTTACGCAATAAACGAACTAAAAAAGAATTATGATATAGTTATTTGGGCAGATAGTTGCGTTTACTCAATTAAAAGTTTAGATAAATTTATTGAATACATAAATATTAATGGTTTTATATTCTTTGATAACTTAGGCTACACAATAGGCGATTATACCTCAGACGAATGTTTAAACAATTTAGCAATGAGCAGAGACGAATCTTTTAAGCATCCTATGATAATGGCATGTTTAATGGGATTCAACTTTAAAAACGAAAAGGCAAATAAACTATTTAACGAATATTATAAAGCAACTAAAATAAAAGGATGTTATGAAGGTGACTGGACTAACGAATCAAACCAGGTAAGTCAAGACAATAGAGTAAAAGGACACCGACACGATCAATCAGTAATGAGTATTTTATTGGCAAAAGAAAAAATAAAACCTTTGCACCCTCATTCAACTTTCTTTGCTTACTTTGGCAATCCTGGACATTTACCTCATGCAGAAACAGTTTGTTTATTAAGTCAAGGATATTAATGTTACAACTACTCGCAACTACATACATAATAGCAAAGTTTATCCCAAAACCTATTTGGCTACATAGAAAACCATTTACGTGTCCGTTATGCTTAACTTATTGGACTTTCTTAATTTATCAAATAATTAACTTTACTAACTATTTTGATTTGTTAACTATTCCTTTTACCTTTGCATTAATAGCTTCACTATTTGAACGAATTAATGATAGGTACTTATGACCGAAGAAATAAAGCAATCTTTGTTAAATTGGGAATCAATGGGTAAAAACTATTCACCAACATTTAATTGGACTGAATTAAACGAAATAGCAATTAAGTTAGGAAACAAACCTTTTAACTTAGGTTGTTCAGAATGTAGGAGACAATTACTTGAATACTTATTAGAAACCATTAAAGAATCTCAAAATAAATTAAATGGTACTTTATAAATAAAGTATAAAGAAAATGGCTTCAAATTCCGACATATTAAAAAAGCAGATGCTTATTGCATTAGAAAAGCATTTAAATGTAGTTTCTACAGCTTGTAAAGAAGTTGGTATACATCGTGATACACATTATGACTGGTTAAAGAAAGATAAGCAATATAAAAAGGCAGTAAAAGAAATTGATAATGTTGCGCTTGACTTTGCAGAATCAGCATTGCACCAACAAATAAAAAAAGGCAATCCATTATCTACAATGTTCTATTTAAAATGTAAAGCAAAAAAAAGAGGTTACATTGAACAACAGGATATTAAGGTAACTGGCAATATGAAATTTAAAGCTGACTTTGGCGAAAGCAATACTATACAACCCCCATCCGAATCAGAGGAAAATACATAATGCAATAAATAACGGAACTGAAAAATACTATGTTATCAATATAGGTAGACAGTTCGGTAAAACTTTATTGGCATTGAATCAAATGTTATATTGGGCCTTAAATAATAAAGGCTCTAAAATAGCATGGGTAAGTCCTG